CAACAGCCCACGCGTGCAAATGAGCACTTGTGTTGACTGTTATCTCGACTTCACAGGAGCATACTATGCCAAATCCAGTCACTTCTGGCACCACACAGGGTTACTTTGACGTAGCCAATGACGATCGCCGACAGACCTTTGTTTATCAAGGTCCGACGGGTCCGATAGGTTACGAAAATGGTAAACCGGTGTACCAGGTGTCATCAATCACTAAAAGCTATACTACGTGTAGCAAGGCGTTTGAGCGAAATCTGCGGAGAACTGAATGGCGTAAGCATGTTCCTTACGTAAGGTCTCAAGACGGTATGGACCCTCTTGCGTACTCGTTACTGCAATGGAACTATAGTTACCCCTTGTTATCTGTACACAGGTGTGATATTAAGCACGATCATATCGGCTTTCCTATCGATGCACCTGGGACGTACTTGCCAGCACATAAACAAGCTGCTGGTAGTATGCCCGCGTTTACGTACGCCACTATCGATCAGGCTCTGGACAATCAGGCAGTCTCACGACTGAATGAATCTGTTTCGAGCCAGCGAGATGTAGCGGTGAATTGGGCTGTGAATGCATTTGAAGCTGAGAAATCAGTAAAAATGATCCATGATCGGGCCAAGACTATTGTAAACACCCTACGCAATTTGCGCAAGGGTCGCTTTAAGAGGGCATATAACATATTGTTCCTCGGTAAAAGTGATCGCAAAACTCAACATCGTCTTGCAGCGCTTCGGCGTACAAAAGATAATGCTGCCAGTTTATGGCTCGAGTGGACATACGGATGGTCACCTCTTATGGGTGATATACATACGGCGATTAACGATTACCAAAAAGCCAAACGTGAGTACTACATTCGTGCGCGCGGCGTTGCTGTCGATCGTTCTACGCAGACTATACAGACTGCGAGTTCTTTCGGTGGCGGTGACTTCTCACCTCGTGTTGCTTACAACATAAGCATACAGCGTGAGGCTTTAGTCAAGTACACTAGCGTGTATTCGCTTAGCACGCGATCAAGTAGCAAGCTTCTGGCCTCAGGGCTGGTTCAAAACCCGCTTTCTGTTGCCTGGGAGCTTGTACCATTCAGCTTTGTTGCTGACTGGTTTATCAACGTTGGTGATGTGTTATACGATCTGTCAGCGGCAGTTGGCCTACAGCACATGTATACTGTTAAAAGTACATTGCTGAAAACCAATATGTCGTCTGTGGCAGCCGATGTTCCTTTCTACCATCGCCAGTACAGTAGTTTTACTGCACAAGGTGATGCAAGCGTGAAAACGTTCGAGAATCGTGTTGAGTTTACTCGCACGACATCTTCGACGCGGCCACGTGTAGTTTTAGGACTTAATAAAACACCCCTATCTGTAACACGGACAATTTCGTCCTTGGCACTGATCAACAATTTAATCAGAGGCCTTTACGTTAGGAAATAACTTAAACTTAACCCCTTTAGGAGCTTGCAATGCCAGCTTTCACTACTCTAACTCTGGCTGATGGCCAGACTACACCAGTAAACCATTCATTCACACCAGTAGCGCTGGAAAGCGGTATTGCTGTGTGGTATGATCGTACTATGGGTGTAATCGCCGCTCAACCGTATGTTACCGCGAAGCTTGTAAAAGCTAAAGGTCCAAATGGCTTAGCTCGTCTGCAATACACATTGAATGTGCCGCAGTTCAGCGATGCTTTGGGTAAAGTTGTAGCAACAGTCGGTGCGACTTTAGAGTTTCGCATCCCTGCAAATGCCTCTTTGCAACAGCGTAAAGATTTACACGCTTATGCAAAAGCTTTTGTGGCCAGTTCGTTCTTACAGAACATGGTGACCAATGTCGAAGGCGTATACGCCTAAGATATAATGTTGTTTACACTTTAAACCTTTTGAGGTAACAAATGAAGACTTTTCAGTCAAGCGGCAAAACGTTTTTAAACGAAGCCAACCAGGTTGTTAGTAAAACTGCTATGGAGAAGTACTTTCCACACGCACGTGATATTGACATGTCGGGTCAACTTGATCCCATCACATTCCGTTTTAACTACCTACGACATATGTTGTTTAGTAAATACGCGAAGATTGATGTTGCATCTTCCTCTGCGAGGAAAGCCAAGTGTCTAGATAAATACCTAGCATGCGAGGCCAAATGCAAGACAACGAACATCTATTTTAAGGAAAAACAGTATGAAGGCACTAAAATACATCATTTACTTATGCTTACGCGTAAGTATATTAATGATATACTCGGGCCTCTTACTTGTGATCTTTTCGATAGATGCACCTTCGGACCTGGATCCTCTACTAGATTGCCTCATCCTTATGTGGATGCAGTTTTCAAATTAGAGGGTATACCACACTGTACGTCTCTGCTTAAGGACTTGCTTGATAGGCTTAATAACCCATTCAAACATGTTTTCCCAGAGTATGAGATACGCGAGTGTGCCAAGTACACAACCGTTCCTAAGAACGCGGTCATAGACAGACCAATAGAGATACAGCCCTGCCTGAACATGTTCCTACAAAAAGCGTTAGGAAATATGATCAGAGAACGTATGAAAGGCCTGTTTTCAGGCGCCTCACGGCCGTTGAATCTTAACGATCAAACGCTTAACCAAGAACTGGCTAAACTTGGCTCTATGTTCGGTGACTTATGCACATTGGACTTAAGTTCCGCTTCAGATCTCATATCCACCAACTTCGTGTCATATCTGATTGATGACGCTAATTGGTTGGCAATGCTATACGCATCGCGCGTTGGTATTGTAGAACTGGAGTGCGGGAGACAACTTCCTTTGGAGAAGTTTTCCGCGATGGGCAATGGGTACACATGGGAGCTTCAATCATTGATTTTCTATTCAATGGTACGGGCTTGCAATGAGTATCACGGTTGCAATCAGTTTGTTGCCTCAGTCTACGGTGATGATATTATATGTCACCGAGATGTAGCGGACACCCTGATCGAGTTTTTGCATGCTTGCGGACTTTCCGTAAACACTGACAAGAGCTTTTTAGACGGGCCGTTCCGTGAATCGTGTGGTAAACACTATTATAACGGTTATGATGTAACACCGTGTTACATGCGTAAACCTCTGGTAACTAACCAGGATATAATAGCATTTCATAATCGCCTCTTCCACTGGGCTACACAAGATGGTTTTAAGGACATACGCTGTCTGGACGCGCTTGCGCATCTAGTTAGTCATCTGTCTTGCGAACCTCTCCGTGTTCCGGTTGGGAAGGGTGATATAGGAATCCACACATGTGGTAACGATTTGCCAGAGTCTCGTTGGCACTTGAGGAAGGACGGTGATCCAGTAGCACTTTTCAGATGCTATAAGGTTACACGTTCCAAACTTACGTGGCCCCGCATTGGCGCCCTTAGAAAGGCGTTACTGATGGGCACAATGGACGAAAGCACTGCTTCCGATGTCCCTTTCGGGATAGAGCGAAGTAGGATTGGGAAGATGCCGTTTACGGCTATTCCTACGTACGGGTCGTGGATGTGAATAACGTCCGCGATGTATTACCTGCACATGCAGGCTTTAACGTGTCATAAAGTGGTTTGACACCGGCTTGATGCCGTT